GTCAACGACTTGGTGAGGATCTGATAGGCGATCTCACACGCGCGGTTCATCGTGCGCACGTGCGGGATCAGCACGTAATCGCTGCCGACCGTGGAGAAGATCCGGCCGTTGGTGACGTACGCGCCGCTCTGCCCGTTCACGCTCCGCAGCGTGGTGAGTTGCAGCTGATCGAGGTTCGGGTAAATCTCCTCGTTGTGGTACGCGGGGTTTCCGATGTCGTCGGTAATCGTGACTCCGCCGAGTGGGCCAAGCGCGACGTACGCCGGCTCGATGCCGATGGCGATCCCCATCGAGCGCGCCGCCACGAACAGCGACGCAGGCCGCGTCATCGACAGGCCCGTAAGCGTGCTCTGAATCTCCCCGCCGTCTGTGCTGAACGCTACACGGATCGAAGGCGCGGATCCGGCCGCGAGCGTGCCCATCGCCGTGGCGTACGCCGTCTCTGTCTCGACCGCACCCGACGTACCAGGCACGTGCGGCTGATTCTTGAGGCGCGTATTGATGAACGCCATCTTGAACTTGCCGACCTTTTCGAGGCCAGCGAGCCACGTATCGAGCAGCGCAGCCGCGCCAGTGGCGGCGTCCTGATCAATGAGAACGGCTTCCCACGGGATCGTAGTGACCCGGAGTGCTTCGAGCGCCGTCGTTAGATCGGCCGAGGTCTGCTGAGCGTGCAGCGTGAGCACGCGGAAGAAGTCGCCCGCGATCCACGTCCCCGCCGCAAGGCTGAACGACACGCCCGGCGAACCGCCGCGCGTAAAGTTTGGGAGTGTGAGCGTGATCGGTGCGCCACCGGTCGGCAGCGCCTGCACGCCGCTCGTCGAGTTGCCACCATCGAGGCTGTACGTGTACGTGAGGCCAGCAGCGCCGATCGTTCCGCCTGCTACGACCGTGACGATCACGTCGTAGTTATCGGCCGGCACCGCTGCACCAGCGGTCGGTAAGCTCGTGCCGGTCATGCCGGTTGCGTCGATCGTGCCGTACGTCGCTGCCGTGCTCGTGAGCGGTCGGATCGCGACCACCGGATTTCCAGACTCTTGCATCACATAGGATGCGAAACCGACCAGCGAAGAGGGGCCGAAATCGTTCCACGCCTGCGTGTCCTGCGTGTAGCTCGTCGCCACGTTCTGCGGTCCGGAGCTGGCCGGCGCGATGATCGCCAGCACGCCCACCGGCGACGGAGCAACGCTGCCGGTGGCGAAATCTACTTTTGTGATCGAGACGGAGGGCAGCATTGATAACCTCAGGCGACTGGATTGCGATTGACTGCCGGCGACGGATACGCGAGCCCGGTGGGCGCATCGAATCGTGGACTCAGGAGCACGAAGCGAAAGGTGAGCTCACGGCCGAACGCGGACTCGACGGGTGGCAGCGTCCACATCGTATCGCCGTACTCCTCGACGTTGCCGAAGCCGATCGCCGTGCCCGTCACAGGATCCACCGCGTTGTGCAGCGCCGCACACGTAGAATTGAAAAGGTCATCGGTAGCGGCGATCTGCCCGGCTTCGTCCTGCGGCGCTGACGGATCGCACGCCCACACGGGTCGAAGTCGCCCGGAATAAAGACCACGCGATTTGATCCGCCTGGCCCCTGGTTGTCCTGCCGTGATCGCGGTTTCCACCCTAGGTACACGCTCGCCGATACGTTGTTCGTCGTGAAATAGTCCGCTACGGCGCGGCGAAGGGCGAGGAGTGCGGAGCCTGACATCACGCCACCGCCCGGTAGAACGCGCGCTCCGCTGCGACCTGCAGTGCCTTGCCGACTGCGGGCGGTATGGTCCCAGGATCGGGCAGGATCTGCCGACGCGGAACGCCTGCCCCGTAGTTGTGGAAAACCTCCGGGCCCGTGAGTGTCGAGCGCACGATTCGCCCTACGGACGTCGTCGCGATGTGATCGGCCGCGTGCACAAGAGGCGCGCTGCCGTTTTTCTTCGGCTTCCACGCATGTCCGTCGGGATCGGTCCCTGCGCGCACTGTGCTCTTGATCGCCTCGTCGACGAGTGGCGCGGCGATCCGTGCAGCATCGTCGCCGATCGTTGCGAGCTTGCGCACTGCCGCGATCATGTCGTCGAGGCCGCTCACGTGCCCCACACGAAGCCGCTACCGGCTGCGTCCTCCTGCCGTCCGTAAAATTCTTGCTGGTCCGCCGACACGAACGGCGAGCACTCGGAATATGCCATCGGCCCGCCGTGATTGATCGCGGAGTCCCCAACGGCATCGTTCGTTGGCAGCTCGAAAAGTCCATCGTTTGAGTTGGCCGCTTGCGCGATCTCGGCATACGCGGTGGCAGCGGCCTCGCTGTACAGCACGCCCGCTGGATCCTGCGCGTTGTATCCGCGTCGGCGCATGACGGCGAGATCGAGTATCGCGACGAGCCAGCCGAGTGCGATCTCGGGTACCGGCGTCGATGCGAAATACTCATTGTCCGCCGCATACGGTCCGGCCAGAAAAGAGGCGACGAGGCCCGTCGTTCCGAGCGCAACCGAGGACGACGTCAGCACGCCCGTCGTGAAGGTCCCGCCGCCATCCTGCGACCACTGGAACGCCGCGGTGCCGAGCGCTCCGGGTGTGGTAATCTCGATCGCCATCTCTAGCGAGCCCAGCGTGGGCCGGCCTGAAAGCGTGACTTTCGGTGGCAGCGTGCCGTATGCGACTAGCAGCGGGGCGGTCTGCCCGAGCGGCACGAGGTACCGCTTGGTGAGCTGCGCGTTGATCCTCGACGTGACACGCGCGATCCCGTGCGCGATGAAACCTGGGTACAGGCTTTCGACCATATCGAGGTCGGTTGGCACGACCTCGGATCGGAGCTTGTAGCCCGTGATGTCCAGGTATGGGATCGGCGCCAGCATCGGCTAGCCCACTGTGAGATCGGGAGGCTCTTGGGGTGCCGGTGGCATACGAGAGTGTGGCTGCGTAGGACCTGGCTTGACCGGGTTGTCCAGGCGCCTCTGGTGCGCTGCCATCTCGGCATGCACTCGCGCTCTCCCTTCGGCTTGATCCGCTTCGAGGTGCGCCTTGTCACACGCCGCTTTGGTCGTGTGCTTTGGCCAGATTTCCGCCACGCGGGCGATCGTCTCGATTCGATGCGGACGCAGGCGACCCTCTTCGAGGCATGCCACGATGAGTGCCGCGACCTTCCCGGTAGCGATGTTCAGTGCAGGATCTGGCACCACGTTCGTGCTTGGTCGCTCGAGTGCTTGCCGCAGCGTATGGCCGCTCATGTCGTGACCTAGCCGCCCACCGGCATCCATCAGTGCCTGCGCGAGCTGCCCCGCCGCTGAGACTGATTCGGGGTCCGCGGCGTTCGCCCGGATATCGGCCATCGCGTCGCGCATGTTGAGCACGGCCGCCACGAGGTACTGCGCGGCTGTGCTTACGGTGCGCGCCGGTAACTTGGCCGTAGGCGGTGGCTCCGTCGCGTGTGACGGGCCGTCCACCCGCGGCGGTGGCTTGATCGCGTCTCTGTTCCTCGGATCCACGATTAGGCCCCCTGGAACCGGAAGAATCCGTACGGATGGCCAGGGTTTACCGCGGTCCACCCGTCATAGTGCCACTCGAGATCATGCGAGCGACCGAGGACGGCGTCGACGCCATCGCTCCCGCTCTCACCCGAGTACGTGTGTAACGTGAACGGTAGCCGGCGGTTCTCGATGAACGCGCCCAGCTCCGTGCTCGATGCCTCTTTGGTCGCGATGTAGTACGTCGTGTCGCTGCCAGACACGGACACAGTTGCGCCGGTCGGACCGGGAAACGTGTACGTGATGCCCGCGTCAAGCTCCTTTGCGAGGACAGGTTCCGACAGGCGGAACTTCTTGAAAAACGCCTTGATATCGGCGCTCCCAGCTCCACCAGTGGACTGCTGCGGGATGAAATTCGCGTCGAGTAGCATCTCGACGCGTGCGGCCATGCGAGGCGGATACATGAGATACGCCGGCTCGAGCAGGCGGGGATCGCGATCGACGACGTCGATCTCTTCGAGTTGAACGAGCCGTTCGCCGTGCAGGTGCTGACGTGGTGCGACGAGCTCGGTGTGGCAGCGGACGACGCGCGGCT